TATCAGTCGCAAGTACAACAGTCAATACATTTGCAATAGATGTTGGTAAAACTAATACTGGTGATCAATATGTTCATAGATTTGCTGGTGCAGTGCCCAATGGTATTAGAAAACAAAATGGAACTATTACTTTCCAAGCAGGTATTTCAACTGATACTACTGAACATCGTTATGATATCATGGCAGGTCATGAAGCATCTAACGCAATAATTAGCGGTGGAAACTATGCTCATACTTTTGCTAGTGCATCAACTGGAGCAATTAGAACTGGTGGTGGATTTAATCATAGACTTGTAAGTGCTGCTTCTAGCACTCTCTATATTGATTCTTGGACAGGTGCTGCTCTAACTGTATCAAATGCAGTGTACAATCCTGAGACAGGTATTGTTAGATTTACTGCTAAGAATCATGGATTGGTTGCTCCAGAAAGTTTAAAACTAAGAGGCATTGGTGTTACTTGTGCATATGGTGCTAAAACATATCCAAATGATAAAACTGGTTTCTTCTTCAAGGTTAGATCTGTTGGAACTACAACATCATTTGAAACATTCGTTGGAGTTTCTACCTTACAGCATGATTATACTGGTGGTGGAGTAGTACAGGTTGGTGTTACAAGTAATCTATTCCCAAGTTTTGACGAAGCATATCCTATTGCAGGTATTGTTTCTGCTCGTACATTTGAGGTAAATGTTGGACCTAACACAATTGGACATACTTATGTTCAAGGTGGTACGGTTGCTGAATGGTATCCTCTATCTTACGGTTCTGGATATAGAACTGGATTAGGAACTATTGGTATTGGAATATCATCTCCAACTAAAGGAGTCAATGCTGAACTAACTGCAATAGTTGGTGCTGGTGGATCTTTGATATTCAGTATTGGTGCTGGTGGAACTGGATACACTGGTGAGTATGATCAAGTCTTTGCTCCAGAACCAAACGGAGAAAACTTACCTATTGTTGGAATATCTAGAATCGGTGGTGGAACAGAGACTGGTGTTGGTTGTTCTGTTAGTGTTGAAATTTCTGGTATTAGTACAACCACTGGTATTGGATCAACTTTAGCTGAAGTTTCTGGATGGGAGTTTAGTAAGAAAGGATATGGATTTAAGAGAGGAGATGTATTTACTGTTGCTGGTCTTTCTACAGACCCTAATGCAGGTGATAACTTTAGAAACTTTGAGTTAGAAGTCGTAGAAGTATTTACTGATGATGTTGCTTCTTGGCAGTTTGGTAATATTGATTACATTGACAATATAAAACCAAATCAAAATGGAAATAATAAGAGATTCCCATTATACTATCAATCACAGTTAGTTAGTTTTGAGATTGATAGAAACGATCAAGATTCTAGTGAAATAGATCTATCTACTGTTTTATTAGTATTCATTAACGGAGTAGTTCAAGAACCAAATGTTAATTACATATTTACTGGTGGTTCTGTAATTGAATTCTCTAGTGCTCCAACTAAAACTGATGATGTTGTCATATTCTTCTATAGAGGAACAATAGGTCAAGACAGTTTCATTTTTGATATTAATGAAACTATTAAAACTGGTGATACCTTAAGATTAGATAAGAGTGCTGAACTACAATTTAATAGAGTATCAAAAGATCAGTCAAACTTTGCTCAACTTGAAGATAGAATTATCAAGAGGATTGATAGTGCTTCTACAGTAGAAACTCCATTCTATCAAGGTCCAGGTGTCAGCAATGATAATTTCAAACCTATGACATGGACTAAGCAAAAGGGAGATAGAGTTATTGACGGTACTGTAGTTTCTAAAGCAAGAGATTCATATGTATCTCAAATAAATCCTACTGCAAATATTATTGGAGTTCTTACTTCAACAGATAATTTTGTATTTGTTGACACTGTTGGTAACTTTAGAGATACTGATAATCTATTATCAGAATCATTTGGATTACTTGCTATTGCTCCTGTTGGATATGGTACAACTGCATCTACTGGAGTTAACTTTGAGAATATATCTGGTGTTGAACCATTAGTTGCTGATGTTGCTGGATATATAGGTGTGGTTACTGGTATAGGAACTACTGCTGGTATTGGTACTGACTTAGCACTTGAGGTTCTATTTGATAATCAAGAATATGTTAATGCAGGTAATGATGCAACAGGATTATCAACAAACTATCCATTCAAATTATATGGAACAGGTATCAATACAGCAGGAATTGCAATAACGAGTATTGATACACATGACACTGATATAGTTTCTATCAGCACACATTATGGAGATAATATTTACTATGCGAGTGCCATTAGTTTCCGTAATGGTGGTCGTCAGGGTATTATCACTGCTAACATAGCATCATATACTGACACAAGTGATATGGTAGGTGTAGGATCCACAGGATTTGCTTACGCTCACTTCACTTGGGGAAGATTTGGTAATGTAACCAGATCTTCTAATGCTATTGAATTAGATGTTAAAGGACTACCTTATGATAGTCAACTTAGCAACTTCCCTCTAGTTATTAGAAGGGGCGTAGGGCATAGAGGAACTGGATCTCTGCCCAAACTTCTATAAATACAAAAAAGTTAGACCTTTAGTGCTACAGATGTAATGGCCGCAATTATCACAGATCAATTTAGAATAATAAATGCTAATAATTTCGTTGACTCCGTAATTAGTGGTGATAACTCCTATTATACTTTTTTAGGTCTGGCTAATCCAACAGAAACTGGATACGGAAGAACGAGTACATGGAACAGTACAACCGTTGAACCACCATCACCAACAGATAGTGTTAGTTACATAAATCATGTATATGATACTATGATGTTTGGTAGAAAAGTTTTACCTGGTGATGTTCGTAGATTAGTAAGAAAAACTCAATGGACAAAAGGTACATCATATGATATGTACCGTCATGATTATGATGTAACTAATAGGTCACTAGTTTCTAACTCTAGTAGACTATATTCTGCAAACTATTATGTAATCAATAAAGACTTCAGAGTTTATATTTGTATTGATAATGGATCTGCAGGTATTACATCTACCGCAGGTGCATCACTTGATGAACCTACATTTACTGATCTTGAACCATCTGCTGCTGGTGTTAGTGGTGATGGTTATTTGTGGAAGTATCTATTTACAGTTCCTCCTGCTGATATTGTTAAGTTTGACTCTACTGAGTATGTTGCTGTTCCTAATGAATGGTCAACAAGCACTGAGAATGAGATTAAAGTGGTTCGAGATAATGGAGACTCTACAGTAAATAATAATCAAATTAAAGTTGTTTCTATTGATGCTCAAGGTGAGGGTTATTCTTTCCTTGCATCTCCGATAGAAGTTGATATACTAGGTGATGGAACTGGGGGTAAAGTCCGAGTTCAGACCAATACCAATGGTCAAATAATTTACGCAAAAGTTACTGCAGGAGGGCAAGGTTACAGTTTTGGCAGGGTTGATCTTTCTTCTATTAATGGTAGTGCTACAAAGTTTGCTAAATTAACACCTATCATTCCTCCTTCTAGAGGTCATGGATTTGATCTTTATAAAGAATTAGGAACTGATAAAGTTTTAATTTACACTAGATTTGATAACTCTACATATGATTTTATTTCTGATACTATATTCTCTCAAGTAGGAGTTGTTAAAAATCCTGTTGCTTCAGGTGCTGGATCTACTTCTGTTCTCAATACATCAGAATTTTCCGCAGCTAATTCTATGAAATTTACAGGAGATCTAACACAGACTCTTACAGTTGGTGCAGAGATAACACAGAATATACCTGGCATTGGAACTGCTAGAGGTTATATTGCTTCATATGATGTAACTACTGCTGTAATTAAATATTTCCAAGATAGAAATCTTTATCTTCATCCTTCATTATATGATCAGACTGATAACATAGGTGTTGGTGGAGATGCAAAAGTTCTTGATTTTACTTCTTCTGGTGATGCTGTTACCTCTGGTGCATTTAGTGTAAACATAGATGGAGGTTTCTCAGGAATCTCAACAACTACACCATCTGGTAAAGTTGTAGATCTAGGTGTACAGTTTACAAGTGGTCTCGCTGGACCTGAGATAAATAAAAGAACAGGTGAGATTATTTACCTTGATAATAGACCATCTATTACAAGAAATGAACGCCAAAAAGAAGACATCAAAATCGTATTAGAATTCTAAGAAGATGCCACAACAGACCAATCTTAATGTAAGTCCCTATTACGACGATTTTGATCCTAGTAAAGGTTATCATCGTGTTCTATTTAAACCTGGTTTTCCAGTCCAAGCTAGAGAACTATCGACTTTGCAATCTATTCTGCAAAATCAGATAGAAACTTATGGTAGTCATATATTTAAAGAAGGTGCGTTAGTAATACCTGGTTCAACAACATTTGATGGACAATATTATGCAGTTCAAGTTAATCCAACTCATTTAGGTACTGATGTTTCTGTATACGCTAAGAATGTAATAGGAAAAAGATTTAAGGGTCAAAATAGTGGAGTTACTGCAAAAGTAATTAATTATATTACTGCTACTGAATCTGATAGAGATCACGATACTTTTTTTGTAAAATACATTAATTCATCTACTACTGGAGATTTTTCATTCTTCCAAGATGGAGAAATTCTTGTTGCAGAAGAACCAATAACTTATGGTAATACAACAATCAATGTTGGTGGAACTCTTGCATCTACAATTGCATTAGATTCATGCACTAC